CTGGCGCAGCAAGCAATATTCCGTCGATCGTTCCGTCCGGTTTTACTGAACTGAGCACTGGGCGGGTTCCTGATACGTCTTCCGCTTCGCGTTCCTATATTTGGTTGGGGACCGCTGCTCACACTGCCGGTGCTCAAGTCACGGCGGCGACCATTTCTTGGCCAACGCCAGCTGGTCCGCATGCCGAGTCCGTGACTTTCCAAGGATCTGTTGCCGCAGCACCCTTGGGCCTAGAGGGCATCGACGGCGAGGGCAAGCCAGTTCGTATTTTCTACACCAATGCATCGGCCCAGCCGAAGACTCCGGCGGCGATGATTGCTATGCGCAACGGATACAGCTCTGTCGAGGACATGTTGTCTCGCCAAGAGTTTTATTGGGCGCACCGTGGAGGGTCCGCGTCTTATCCTGAGCACTCCCTGTTTGCCTACACTCAAGCAGTAGCTCGTTCGTACGGAGGCCTCGAGATCTCTCTTGGTCGAACTTCTGACGGTGTCTGGTTTGGGCTTCATGATGAAGACTTGAACCGAACATCAGGACTCGCCGCAGGAACACTTCCTCCGGCATCCTCTCAAACGTGGGACGGGGTTCAAGTCCAGCAGATCACAATTGGTGCTTCAGGAGCACCTCAGCCTTACATGAAACTTCTGGACCTTCTGGAGGCTTACGGCAAATCCCACGTGCTGATTCTCGACCCGAAGTATCAACTTGCGAAGGTGCCAGAACTCCTGGACCTTCTCGCAACGTTTTACGGGTCGGATGCAACAGCAGCCCACAAGGTGATCATGAAGGGCTACGGCCCGTCTACCGATTCCATGGTCGAACAAAGCAATGCCCGAGGGTTCAAGACTTGGGGCTACTTCTACGAAGCAGTTTCTTCGGTCTACACCAACGCAGCGCCGAAGTGGGACATTGTTGGATTGAACTACGACGCGGATCAGATCTATTGGGATCAACTCCGAAACGCAGTCCCGCGCAAGAGAATCGTCGGCCACGTCTGCCCTACGCAGGCGTCTGTTGACATCGCAAGGGCGAAGGGCGCAACAGCTTTCCAGTGCTCTGGAGTCGCGACCATCGCCCCGAAGTAACGACCAGCCTGGCCACTTAGCTGGGACCTGGGGCAAAAGCGAACTGGTCATTCGCGTAACCTTTCAAGAGACGGTATCCTCTACCGGCGCCCCAGGTCCTTGCTAAGTGGCCAGGCTCAATCAAGGAGAATAGAATGAGCATCAAAGCAATGAGTTCAATCTTCGACAGGCTCGAGATGAGTGGTGTCGTCTACGTTCAAGGCGATCGGTGGAGTTGGCTCGACCGCCAAAATCGCACCATCATTCCGAACAAGGAGACTGACTGCCCTACGCAGGCTCAATCAAGGAGAATCTAATGAGCATCCAAGCAATGAGTTCAATCGTCGACAGGCTCGAGATGAGTGGTGTCGGCTACGATCAAGGCGATCGGTGGAGTTGGCTCGACCGTCAAAATCGCACCATCGTTCCGAACAAGGAGACTGACTGCTCGGCCGGTTGCGGCGGAGTGGCGTGGCTTGCGGGGTATCCCGTCGACATCAACGACCCGTTCTACACCGGGAACTTCCGCCAGAAGATGGTCGCTGCCGGGTTCGAGGCAATCGCCGTTGCTGGCAAGGGTCTGTCGTCGCTGATCTCCCTGATCCGAGAAGGTGACTTCATCCTCGGCCCAGGCCACGTCGTTTACGTTCGTGAGCCGAATCGGTGGTGGTCCGCGGAGAACGACGAGAACGGAAAGTCGAATAACGGCAAGGCTGGAGATCAGACCGGCGTCGAAGCGCGTTTCCGTTCGCCCTATGCGCGTTCTCGTGGCTGGCAGTGGGTCCTTCGACCGACTTCCTCGGCCCCCAACCAGGACACCCCCGCTAAGGTTGTCGAAACCGGCAACCCGTTCATCCCGCTGGTCGTTGACGGCGAGCGCGGCCCCAAGACCATCTCGGCTCTGCAGTACATCCTCAGCGATGTCTACAATGCCTTGGGTGCGAATGGTGAGCCGCTGGTCGTTGACGGCGAGATCGGGAAGAACACGATCCGTGCCCTTCAGCGAGTTCTGAATCAGGAAGCTCGTGCAGGCCTCACCGAGGACGGTATTTCCGGTCCGAAGACTGTTCGTGCGCTTCAGGCCCGTATTGGGACCACGGTTGACGGCGTCTGGGGGAAGAACACCACTCGTGCGCTTCAGGAGCGACTGAACACCAATACTCTGTGAGGAGGATGAGCAGATGCCGAGACCAAAAAAGGAGCCTCAGGCTAACAAGAAGCAGCCAGCAGTTTCACTAGAAGCGCGTGAGCGCCAACTGGTGAATTTGGCTACGGAACTGGCCGAAAAGCAACTTGCCGAAGGCACGGCATCTGCTCAGGTGATCACCCACTACCTAAAACTAGGCACAACCACTGCCGAGCTTGAGCGGCAGCGTCTGGAACAGGATGTCAAGCTTAAAGCCGCGCAAATCGAGCAGCATGAGGCCGCGAAGCGCATCGAGACGCTTTACACGGAAGCTATTGCTGCTATGCGCAAATACCAAGGAGCAACCGATGGAACGTGACGTTATTCGCTCTTATACGGAGCTTAAAATGCTCGATACGTTCGATTCCCGGTACAAGTATTTGCGTTTGGGCGGCGATGTCGGTGCCAAGACTTTCGGGTACGATCGTTTTTACAACCAGCGTTTCTATCGATCTCGCGAATGGAAAAACGTCCGTCAAATCGTTATTGCTCGGGATAACGGCCTTGATTTGGGCGCTGCTGAACATTTCATCACTGGCCGAGTGCTTATCCACCACATGAATCCACTCACCCCAGAATCTCTTGACGCTGGGCTGAGTGAGATTATGGACCCCGAGTATTTGATCAGCACGTCGCATATGACCCATAATGCCATCCATTACGGGGCGGAAACGCCCGAACAAGCGGCGTATACCCCACGTTTCCCAGGGGATACAAAGCTATGGTGATTATTAGTAGGTTGACATGTTAGATTATCTGGTTCCATACATTCCGTTAGTAGTCTCCCTTATAGCCTTAATAGGCTACTGGATTACGACAACCTGGCGCCCAAATGGCACCCGTGAGCTGGCTTTGCTGCAGGAATTGCAGGAAGAAGTCGGTAATGAGCGAAAGAAGCGAGAAGCTCTCGAACTCAAAGTAGACAACGTAACGAGCCAAGTGCATGGGTTTCAAATCCGAGATGTTTTGTGGGAGATCCACTCAACAAGACTAGAAGCTCAGGTGATCGACCTTGGGGCCGTCCCCCACGATCGTCCGCCTGAGCTTTCGCCGTTTCGCAGATTCGTTTCGCCAGTAAAGGAGGTGGTTACCAATGCCAACAAAACCGACGGATAGTATTCTGTCAAGCACCAAGATTCTTCTGGGGGTTGACCCGGAATACAAGGCTTTCGATCTTGAATTGGTGATGCTTATCAACAGTGCGCTGTTCTCGCTGTATCAAATTGGCGTCGGCGAGGAGCCATACACCGTAGCTGACGAATCGAACACCTGGACAGACTTCTTGGGTGTCGATACGCGGCTCGATGTCGTGAAAGCGCTGATCTATAAAAAGGTGCGCTTAACTTGGGACCCGCCATCAGTCGGGTTTGTTCTAGAGGCTATCAAGGCCTCTATCGCCGAGGACGAGTGGCGCATAAACATCGAGGCCGAAAGGAGCCGGTGATGGTTCTAAACAACGACGTCGCACTCGAGCACTACGGCATTAAAGGTATGAAGTGGGGGCGCCGTAAGCGGCGTGAGGGGTCGTCAGACGACGAACAAAAGCCTCTGACAACTAGCCAGCTTAAAGCAAACGCTAAGACGCTTAGCGACAAAGACCTTAAGGCCAATCTTGAGCGTCGGCGAAACGAGATCGCTTACGTGGAACTCAACTCGACGTCTGTTTCGTCTGGTGAGGCCGCGGCAAAGAAGTTCCTCTCCAAAGCCACCACGAACATCGCCATGGGTTTGGTTACGTCCTACGTCACTAACGCAATTAAGGACGCCATCAAAAAGAAGTTCGGGATCTGAGAGGAGCCGTCAAAATGGCACTATCGAACACCGCCCAGCCAAAGTATTACGGGGAGTTTCGCGAGAAGGTCCTAACTGGGATGATTCCGGTGTGTCGAGAAATCGCCATGGAGATGAACCGAATAGATGGCCTGGTTCAGGACCATCGGTACTACTACGATGATGGAGCTATCGATGGTTTCATCTCGTACTGTGAGGAAGAACTAACCCTTACAAACGGCGATGACCTTAAGCTTCTCGACACCTTCAAGTTGTGGGCCGAGTCTCTGCTGGCCTGGTTCTGGTTCGAAGAGAAATTGGTGTTCACGCCATCAACTGCATTCGCCAAACCGACCCAAGAAGTCGTACGGGTTAAGCACCGCCTGGTCAACAAGCAATTTCTCATCGTAGCTCGCGGAGCTGCAAAGTCGATGTACATGTCGGTTATCCAGAGCTACTTCCAGAACGTTGACACGTCAACGACCATGCAGGTGGCCACTGCCCCGACCATGAAGCAGGCTGAAGAGGTACTCTCGCCGATTCGAACCGCCATCACAAGATCCAGAGGTCCTTTATTTCAGTTCTTGACCGAGGGATCGCTTCAGAACACCACTGGCTCTCGGGCCACAAGGCAGAAGCTCGCCGCAACCAAGAAGGGGATCGAGAACTTCTTGACTGGGAGCACAATCGAGATCCGTCCGATGACGATCGCCAAGCTTCAGGGCTTGCGCTCAAGGATCAACTCGGTCGACGAGTGGTTGTCGGGAGACATCCGAGAAGACGTTATTTCGGCGCTCGAGCAAGGAGCCTCTAAGGAGAAGGATTGGGTCATTGTGGCCGCCTCCTCCGAAGGTACGGTTCGCAACGGCGCTGGAGACACCATGAAGATGGAGTTGTTATCCATCTTGAAGGGCGACTACTACGCCCCGAACACATCGATCTGGTATTACAAACTAGACGACGTCGCCGAGGTGGCCGACCCCAGGATGTGGCCCAAGGCCCAGCCAAACATTGGGCTCACCGTCACCTATGATACGTATCAGTTGGATGTTGAGCGCGCGGAGAAGGCCCCGGCGGCCCGTAACGATATTCTGGCGAAGCGTTTCGGTCTTCCAATGGAGGGGTACACGTACTTCTTCGCGTACGAAGATACGATCGTGCACGGCCGCCAGGAATTCTGGAAGATGCGGTGTGCCATGGGCGTGGACCTTTCGCAGGGAGACGACTTCACTGCGTTCACGTTTTTGTTCCCGCTTTCCGACGGCAGTTACGGCGTGAAGACCCGGTGCTACATCACAGAGCTGACCCTGGGCAAACTTCCAGGCGCTAGTCGAACGAAGTACCAGGAATTTCTGGATGAAGGGTCGCTCGTAGCATTTCCTGGGATGGTCTTGGACATGGACCAGGTATACGAGGACCTTGAGCGATACATTAACAACAACGAGTATGACGTGGTGGCCGTAGGGTTCGATCCCTACAACGCCAAAGCGTTCATGCAGCGCTGGGAGTTGGAGAATGGTCCGTTCGGAATCGAGAAGGTTATTCAGGGGTACAAGTCCGAAACCGTTCCGCTCGGCGAGATTCGTAAAGTTGCTGAGCAGAGAGCCCTACGGTTTGATCAGTCGATCATGGCTTTCGCGATGGGCAACGCCGTTACGTTGGAAGACACAAACGGCAACCGCAAGCTGATGAAGAAGCGCTACGCGGAGAAGATCGACCCAGTTTCTGCCTTGATGGACGGATGGGTCGCTATGAAGGTCAACAGTGATGCATTCACATAGGAGGCTGTAATGGTATTGGATACTGATGTAGCCCTAGAGCACTACGGTGTAAAGGGTATGAAGTGGGGCGTCCGAAAGCGCTACGGGGAGCACCGCAACAGAGATCGCCCGATCCGCAAACTCGTCGCGAAAAACGGGAAAACCGTAGAAATCCAGGAAGATATCGGGAGTAGGATCACAGCTGGAATCATGGCCGTCTTCCCGAAGTACAACACAGGCTTTTCCTTCTACACAATGCGCGTGGATGGAAAACCCGTCGGCACATCTGTAATTCAACGCCGCAAAAACGACGAGTTGTATCTTTCTTGGCTGGACATCAACGAAAAAGACCGCGGACAAGGGTATGCCTCTGTCGTTTTTCAGCAGGCGATTGCCCATGGCCGCGAAACTGGTGCTAAGAAGTTGACGCTTGAAGTCCCTGGACATTCACCCGATGCTCGGCATATCTACGAGAAGAACGGCTTCAAAGTCACGAAACAAGCCGACAGCGCGGCTGGGCCTTGGGGCGGTCTAACCGAGATGGAGTACCACATCGATGAGGTCAAACACTCAGAGCCATTTTCTGATGACGACGAGTTGCAGTGGGCAATCGATCAAACTTTTGAGCCGGTCCCCGCCGGCGTGAATATCTATGACGAAGGCGAAGGTATCGAAATGTCACTAGACAACGATGTAGCCCTAGAGCACTACGGTGTAAAGGGTATGAAGTGGGGCCGACGCGGAACTCATCAACCAGATTCAGACAAACCAGCTGGGCGTTCCAAGATAAAGACGGCTGCAAAAGCGGCTGCGGGCATCGGCGCAGGTTTGGCCGTTCAAGCCGCGGCGGGATATATTGGACTTAAAGTTGGCGCCAAGCTTGGCGCAAAGTTTGCCGATTTGGATGCCGATAAGATCGTTAAAGGCAGGGATTGGATGGCTGAAACTATGGCGACCATCAACGCAAGCCCTATTGACATTAAATTCGTGTAGAACAGCTATCAACAACATTTTGAAAGGTAGTCATGCCACTAGACGAAGATGCCGCCCTCGAGCACTACGGTGTAAAGGGCATGAAGTGGGGCGTCCGCCGGGAAGCCAAGCGAGACGCAAACAAGTTCGCCAAGGCCAAGATGTACTACGGCGAGGGTGCTGGAACCCAGCGGAAGCTTATCAAGGCAACTGTGGAGTCCAAGCGCAAGAAGGACTCCCAGTATGGCGAGGCTTTCGACTACTACATGGACAACCAGAACATGGCCACCCGAGCCCAACAAGCTCGAACCAAGCGCCGCACGACCGATGCCACGAACAGCGTGCGCAAGACTGCCAGGGGCATTGGCAACATCATTAATGGCAATTCCATGCACGCCTCTGCGGCTGCGGTGGCCATCTATGGAGCCGCTAAGTTCACTGGCGCGGACAAGGTGGTAGTCAAGGCTGCTAAAACCGCGTACAACACGGTGGCCAAGAAGGTCGCCACAGAGTACAACGTCATGAAGATCAAGCAGCAGTTCAAGAATTTCGTCTAGAACGGAGGAGACATGGCCGATTCATTGGCAAGCAGAATCCGCCGGGGATGGAACGCCTTCACCGATTCTGGGCTATCCAGTGGGGACAACCACCTCGGATATTCTTACGGCATGAGGCAAGATCGTGGCCGCGGAACCATGGTCGGGGCGCAGACAACGCTTGGGGCGGTCCGAAACAGAATCTCGATGGACGCGGCTGACAATGAAATTCGGCATATTCGTGTAAACGAAAACCGGAACTTCGTTGAGGACATTTATTCGTCATTGAACGAATGTTTGACCATTGCTCCGAATTTGGACCAAACCGCAAAGCCGTTCAAGCAGGATGCTATCCTGTCGATGTTCGATTGGGGCGTTATCGCCATTGTTCCGGTGGACACTGTTGGTGATCCATACAGCACGAGCAGCTACGATATTCGTTCTCTAAGAGTTGGCCAGATTACGCAGTGGTTTCCAGCGCATGTCCGCGTCAGGCTGTACGACGAGCGTGACGGGCGGTACAAAGAGGTGGTCGTCGAGAAGCGAATCGCTGCGATCGTCGAGAATCCGATGTACGAGATCATGAATGCTCCGAACTCGACTTACCAGAGGCTTCTTCGAAAGCTGTCACTACTGGATACGGCCGATGAGAAGTTGGGGAACGGCAAGTTGGACTTGCTCATCCAGTTGCCATACGCAATCAAGACTGAGACGCGTAGGTTGGAAGCTGATCGACGCCTGGGCCAGATTGAATCTCAACTTAGAGACTCAACTTATGGCATTGCGTACATCGACGGCACTGAGAAGGTCACACAGCTGAATCGTCCGGTCGAGAACAATCTCCTTGGTCAGATCAAGTACCTCACGGAGGAACTGTTTGGGCAACTCGGTGTTACGGCAGGGGTGATGGATGGCTCTGCAGAAGACAAGACGATGCGCAACTACTTCAGTCGAACTGTCGATCCTCTGATCGATGCCATTACGGAATCCATGTCGAGGACGTTCCTCACCAAGACTGCTCGGTCTCAAGGCCAGACAATCAGGCACTTCCGTGACCCGTTCGCCGCGATTACGCTTATTGAACTTGCCGAACTCACCGACAAGCTCACACGGAACGAAGTTGCATCGTCGAATGACATGCGTTCGATGGTCGGGTGGCGCCCGTCGGCAGATCCGGCGGCAAACGAACTCCGGAACAAGAACATCAACCAAAACCCAGGAGCGGAGGCTGGCCCGTCAGGCCAAGCCCCGACGATCTAGAGAAGGACGTCAAAATGAAGTACGACTTTAGTGGTTGGGCGACCAAGGCAAACCTGTTGTGCACGGACGGTCGCACGATTTTGCCGAACGCGTTCAAACACAACGATGGGGTCACCGTTCCCTTGGTGTACCAACATCTGCGAGAGGGCACTGAGAATCTTCTCGGGCACGCCGTTCTCGAAAACCGCCCGGAAGGGGTGTACGCCTACTGCTCTTTCAACAACTCGAAGAGTGGTCAGGAAGCCCGAGAGGCCGTCGTGCATGGCGACCTCACTGCCTTGTCCATTTACGCCAACCAGCTACGGCAGAACGGCGATTTGGTCCAGCACGGGTCCATCCGAGAAGTCAGTCTCGTTATTGCTGGGGCCAACCCCGGTGCCGTGATTGACAACATCAGCTTTTCTCATTCGTCTGGCGATGTCCTTTCGGAAGAGGATGCAATCATCACTACCGGTATCCCGCTCGAACTTTACCACGAGGCGGACAACAAGGAAGGTTCCGAAATGGCCAACGAAAACAACGGAAACAACGAAGGCGGCAAGACCGTCGGCGATGTCGTCAATTCGATGTCAGAAGAGCAGAAGAACGTCATGTACTACTTCATCGATCTCGCGCAGAACGGCGGGGATGAGGATGAGGAAGTCCAGCAGCAAGATGATGACGATGACTACATCGCACACAACCAGGAAGGTCACAACATGCCCCGCAACTTGTTCGCCAATCAGGCGGATGTCCAGTCTGTCAAGGCCAAGCAGACGCTGTCTCACAGCCAGGAAGCCAGCATTTTCGCTGGTGCGAACCAGTTCGGCTCCCTGAAGGAGTCCGTCCTCGCACACGCCGCGACCTACGGTATCGACAACATCGATATCCTGTTCCCGGACGCCCAGGCGATTTCCAACACCCCTTCGTTCATCGCTCGCAAGGTCGAGTGGGTCGCCGGCGTGCTTTCCGGAACCACCCATCGTCCGTTCTCCCGGATCAAGTCGATGCACGCCGACATCACCGGCGAAAAGGCTCGAGCCCTTGGTTACGTCACCGGCACCCGCAAGAAGGAAGAGGTCTTCCCTCTGCTGAAGCGTACGACCGGTCCGACGACCATCTACAAGAAGCAGAAGCTCGACCGCGATGACCTGGTGGACATCACCACCATGGACACCGTTGCCTGGCTCAAGGCTGAGATGCGTCTCATGCTGGACGAGGAGATCGCCCGCGCGATTCTCATCGGTGATGGCCGAGACTTCGACAATGAAGACAAGATCAAGGACCCCGCTGGATCTCCAGATGGTCTTGGCATCCGTTCGATCCTGCATGACGATCCGTTGTACTCGATCAAGTTCGCCATTCCCCACGATGCGACGCTGGGCGAGATCGAGGATTCGATCGTCATGGCGCAGGAGAATTACCGTGGATCCGGCCAGCCGACGCTGTACATGGACGGCACGAACCACACCCGACTCATGCTGCAGCGTGACGCTGATGGCAAGCGCATGTTCAAGTCCGATGCTGAGCTGGCTGCGGCACTGCGGGTTAAGGAGATCGTTGACGTCCCGCTGTTCAAGGGCGCTAAGCGTGGAGCCACCCCGCTTTACGGCATTCTCGTCAACCTCGTTGACTACAATGTCGGCGCGGACAAGGGTGGGGAGGTGTCGATGTTCGATGACTTCGACATTGACTACAACCAGTACAAGTACCTGATGGAGACTCGTATTTCCGGTGCGCTTGTCGATCCGTTCACGGCTGTCGTTCTGGAGTTCACCACCAAGCCGTGATACTGCCGGCGGAGAAATGACTAGGAGGTATTATGCCTAAGTTTCATGGAGCAATCGGATATGTAGAGACGCGGAAGACTGCGCCAGGCGTATTCGAAGAGATTGAGACCGAGCGTGACTACTACGGAGACGTCGAGCGCGTTATTTCGCGACTGTCAGGGGTATCCACCCTGAATGACAACTTGGCATTGAACAACTCCATCAGTGTGATCGCCGACGCATATGCCTACGAGCATTTCTCCGCCATCCGGTACGTCGTGTGGCATGGAACGAAGTGGAAGATCAGCTCGGTTGAGGTGCGTCGTCCACGTCTAGTTCTATCAATCGGCGAGGTGTACAATGGGTAGCCGCTTGGAACTTCAAGAACTGCTCGAAGAGGTTGCGGGGGCTGGAATTGATGTATATTTCCAACCCCCTGAATCTACGAAGATCAAGTATCCGTGCATCGTGTACGAACGGGACTCGGCCAACACCATTTTTGCGTCGAATTTGCCCTACCTTGTCACGAAACGGTACGCGGTAACGGTCATCGACAAGAATCCAGACAGCGATATTCCGAACCGTATTGCTGCGCTTCCAATGTGTCTCTTTTCGAGGCACTTCACGTCTAATAATCTTCATCACGACGTATACAACATTTACTTCTAGGAGGAAGTAGAAATGGCTGAACTGACTTGGGACGAACTTGAAGGTCGTCTCTACGAAACTGGTATCGACCATGGCGTTCTTTACGTCTCGGTCGACGGCGCGTACCCTGCCGGCGTGGCCTGGAGCGGTCTTACCGGGGTGACCGAGAGTCCCTCGGGTGCCGAGGCAACCGCTCTCTACGCCGACAACATGGAGTACCTCAACCTGATGTCCGCCGAGAAGTTCGGCGCCACTGTGACGGCCTACACGTTCCCCGACGAATTCGAGGAGTGCGACGGGTCTCGCGAGCTGGCCCCCGGCATCACGATCGGTCAACAGAACCGCAAGGTCTTCGGTATGTCCTATCGCTCGCTGATCGGTAGCGCGGCCGATGGAACCGACCACGGGTACAAGATCCACCTGGTGTACGGGGCCCTCGCGTCCCCTTCCGAGAAGGCGCGTAACACCGTCAACGATTCCCCCGAGGCGCTGCAGTTCAGCTGGACGATCGCCACGACTCCTGTGAAGGTCACGGGGTTCAAGCCTTCGGCGACGCTCACGATCAACTCGTTGACGACCGTCCCGGCCAAGCTGAAGCTTCTCGAGGACAAGCTGTACGGGACTGCCTCCAACCCGGCGTCCCTTCCGCTCCCCGATGAGGTTCTGGCGCTCATCGCGTAAGACATTCTGCGGCGGGAGGCTCACAACTTCCCGCCGCAGTCTACTTAGGAGTCTTCATGCTGACCATCACGATACCTCCTACCGAATTGTTCGACGAAGCTCGGAGTGAGTTTCTAACGACGCCTGGTGCGACCATCGTTGCCGAGCATTCTCTGCTGGCGCTGTCAAAATGGGAGTCAAAATTCAAAAGACCCTTGTTGGCTTCTCCAGAGTTCTCGCTAGAAGATCTGAAGTCCTACTTCGAGTGCATGTGTTTTACACCGGACGTCCCTTCAGAAGTCTTCCAGAACGCCAATTCGGCAACGCTGAGTCGTGTGTCGGAGTATCTCATGGACCCGCACACAGCCACAACGGTTCCGCGGTCAAAAGGGTCTACGCTCGACCGCGAGACAGTGACTTCTGAGCTTATCTACTACTGGATGGTCGCGCTGAACATCCCGTTCGAGACTGAGACCTGGAATCTCAACAGACTCATTACACTTATCGAAGTGTGCAACCATAAGTCGCAGAAGCCTAAGAAGACTTCTCGCGCCGAGTTGTACTCCAGGAACCGTGAGATGAACCGCCAGCGGAGGGCTAAGTACAACACTAAGGGGTAATGATGATCTCGTTCACAACGTCAGGAAGCTACGAAGGCGTTGAGCGTTGGCTGAAGAAACTGTCCGCGTTCGACGCGCGGCAAATTCTAGAACGTTATGGACGAGCAGGAGTGGCAGCTTTATCCGGCGCTACCCCGGTAGAATCCGGTCTGACCGCCGCGTCGTGGTCATATTCGGTAAAAAGCTCCGGGGGTTCCTATGAAATTACATGGGTAAACTCCAACATCAACCGCGGTGTGAACATTGCAATCCTGCTGCAGTACGGCCATGGTACCGGCACAGGAGGATACGTTCAGGGTCGTGATTACATCAACCCGGCTATCCGGCCGGTGTTCGACAAGATTGCTGAAGAAGCCTGGAGGGCGGTGAAGCCATAATGGCCACCATTGATGAGAAGGTCATCGGACTCAAATTCGATAACAAGAACTTCGAACAGAACGTCAGCACCTCTCTTAGCACGCTGGATAAGCTTAAGCGATTTTTGAAGCTTGACGGTGCGGCTAAGGGACTCGAATCGGTCGATAAGGCCGCCAAGAATATTCAACTCGGTCCGATTGCCGACGGCGTGTCAAACATCTCTGGCAAGTTCTCCGCTCTTGGCGTCTTGGCGTTCACCACCCTTCAAAGCATCGCCTCGCAAGCCATCGCAACCGGGTCTCAGCTTGTAAAGTCCCTCACGATCGATCCGATCATGACGGGTTTTGCCGAGTACGAGACTCAAATGAACGCCGTTCAGACCATTCTGGCGAACACCTCGTCAAAGGGAACCAACCTGAAGCAGGTTAATGCAGCCCTCAACGAGCTGAACACCTACGCCGACAAGACCATCTACAACTTCACCGAGATGACTCGGAACATCGGCACATTTACTGCCGCTGGTGTGGACCTGGACACGTCGGTCTCGGCCATTAAGGGTATCTCGAACCTGGCAGCTGTCTCCGGCTCGAGCTCGCAGCAGGCTACCACGGCGATGTACCAGTTGTCGCAGGCTTTGGCTGCCGGCACGGTTAAACTGATTGACTGGAACTCCGTGGTCAACGCCGGTATGGGCGGCCAGGTGTTCCAGGACTCCTTGAAGGAAACTGCAAAGGTCCACGGAGTCAATGTTGATGCGATGATCAAGAAGGAGGGCTCATTCCGTGAGACACTTCAAAATGGATGGCTTACTTCTCAGGTTCTGACCGAGACGCTCGCCAAATTCACGGGCGACTTGAACGCCGAGCAACTAAAGGCCCAGGGATACACCGAGTCACAGGTCACTGAGATCTTGAAGCTTGGTCAAATGGCCAACGATGCGGCAACCAAGGTCAAGACGCTCACCCAGCTCGTTGATACGCTGAAAGAAGCCGCCCAATCAGGCTGGTCTCAGTCGTGGACGATTATCGCTGGTGATTTCGAGGAAGCCAAGTCGCTATTTACCGACGTTTCGAACACGCTCGGCGAACTGATTGGG